CGTCAAGACGAGCCTTACGGACATACTTGCGATCAAACGCAAGAGCACTGTCCAAAGTGTAAGTCTGGAATTTGAGTTCGTTGTGAGCAGGGAAGACTTGACTATATGGAAGACCCCCAGCAACCTGCTGAGAATACACCTCAATGTAATCCTCATCAGTAATATCGTGGAAAAGATCCAAAGGCAAAGACGGGTTATCATCTTCTCCGTAAGAAATCGTGCTATACAGATTTCCAACAGTTGGAGCATTGTTGATAACTTCGGACACAATAGGTCCGAGCAAGTCAGCAACTGCTGCCTGAGCCTCATAAGCCTCTTCACGATTATTAGATCCCATTGCCCTAATAAGAGCTAACTGATCTTCAGTTCTTTTAATAGTGATTTTCATGATCGTAAATAATTAGCAGTCGAGTTTAAGAATTGCATATGCGCCAGCAAACGCATCCGTTGTAGGGCCAGACTCACGAAGACCAGTGGCGATAAATACACCAATGGAGTGTGCCTGATGTTTGTGATGGTTGACGACCGTGCTAGCAATACCACTAATGGTTCCATTATCAGTAGGAACAGCGAAGGAGTTAATTGCAGGAGCAAGACCTCCACCTAAACCTTTTGCATTGATAGTGAATAAACCTTTAGTAGCGACAGGCACCGCCTCACCAGACACAACGCACTGGAGTTCAGCCTTTTTCTCAGGGTAATATAAAAGATTTTCCCCGTTTTCATCTTTGCTACGCACATCGCGTAACATGATTCCCAATGGTCGCACACCTGCACCAGTATCGCTGACTTTGGTCACCTTGTAGGGTGTCTCAGGATAAAGAGAAAGTGCGTTTCCGAGAGTATTATCGTAAGAATTTGCATCAGTTCTTTCGACATACTCAACAGGCTCTTGGTTAAGATTAGCTGCGCTTACCTTAACGACAGAACCCGCCTCACCCGTTTCCAAATCATACGAATAAAAGTTGACAACATCGTTGTCATCGTATTGACGGAAGGGTAGTAAACGTGTAATTTCGTTTGCCATGATTAATATATGTGTTTGTTATAAATTAAGAGACTTCTACTTGGAAGCCTTTCTTGAGCCTTTCGACTAAAGAAACCTGTTCACTGGATTCACCGTTATTGTTAGGGATAGCAGCCTCTGCTTCATCTCCCTCTGCCTCAAGCTCCTCTTCAGGCTCCTCGCCTTCCGCAGCCTCTTCGTCTTCATCAGGGTCATCCCCCTCTTCGCGGGTTGCTACGGCTTCATCTATACGAGCCTTAATCTCAGCTTCTTTAGCTTCGATGTTCTTTTTGAGCTTATGAGCAAAAATAACCTCCAGTTTTTCCTTATAGGAATTAAAATCTTCTTCAGAAGAACCAAGCTCTTTTACTTCAGCGGTGACAAGAGCCATTTCCTTTTCATTAAGGTCATAGTCACTGTCAATGAAGTTCATGCGATCATTAAAGAGATCGACCGCAGCTTTTGCTTCAACTTCAGCCTTAAGGCTATCAAGTTCTTCTTTGGCTTGTTTAAATGAGTCTTGTAACTCAGCAAGCTCAGCTTCGGCCTTAGCCTTAGCTTCCTGTTCAATTTCGATCTTGGAAGTCCAAGATTGATTGTGTTCTGTTAGCGCATCACGCATGACATCGCCAACAGTGCTAGCTTCAGAGTCTTTCTTCACCACTGAAGCAACACTCTTGGTTAACTTTAAAATAAGTTCTTCGAATTGTTCTGTATCCATATTAAAAATGTTTTTTAATTTGTCAGACTTTACATTAATATTAGTGTTTCGGGAAATTTTTTCTATTTTTTTGTCTTCTGGCTCATCTTTACTGGTATAAATACCCCTCACAGAAGCGGCAGGGTTTCTTGTTAATGCTGCTCCTAGCGGGTATGTCTGACCGACGATTAATCTGTTAACAAGGTTGCCTTCGTCATCTATTCCTTTGCCACCCAACCCCTTGATATACTGCTTAAGATCTTCTTTTCGAGAACCTTCCGCTATAGTCGAATCTTGTAAAAACTTAGAACCTACTGCTACCTCAAACTCCTTGAATGCTAACTCCCAGCTTGTAGATATGCTCTGATAAGAATCATCTTCCTTTTCAGAAGCTTCTATAATGGCTTCTGCCAATTCTGGATAAATAGATTTGTAAATTAGGCCAGCCGCATTTAAGTAAAAAGGTTCTTTTTTGTCGGCATAAGATTCAATATCGTTGTTTTTAAAGTCAAACTCTCGATCTGAGAAGGACGCATTGATCATGTGACCAACAATTTTATCTTTTTTATGCTCAATATTTATTGGCTTATTGATAAATCTTTTTACAGCGGCTACAGCAGTTCTGGCATCTATGCCGTCTCCGTTTTTATTGAATTCATTAACTTTTGCCAAATTAAAGACGACTGGTAATACATCAATATTCTGCTTAGGATCAAAATCATCAGGAAGCAAAGATTGTGCAGCCTCTTGAACAGACCCTTGAGAAAGACCAAAGGAATTAAATTCCTCTTCGCTTATCTGTTTTACGAAACCTTCAAAGTGACAAATATCAAAATCATTCACTGACATATTCTTTCTTACACAGAAATTTGAGTAGAATGATATAAAATCGCAGAAGATAAGTCATCTAATTGATGCTCAGTGCCTAATTCTAAAACTTTACTATGCACATTAAGCTCTGTTATAGCATCTAGATTTTCTACAACATTAGCTAATGTTGATTCCCATTCATCCTTGTCTTTAGCAATAACTATGGTCTCACAAACCTGAGCAACCATTTCTTTTTTCTGTTTCGACATTCTCTTTAAACCAAATTTAGAAGCAAACTCTCTGAAGGCTAATAATTCAAACTCGTTAATCTTTTTAGTAGCCTCAACGATATGTTTCTTGGAAAATGTTTTTGAATTCGATACACCTAAAGGTCTACCTCCAGATGGAGCTATTGGAGCGGTCTGTTCTGGTTTTTGAGCGTCTTTAGGCTCTGGGTCTCCACCCTCTTCTCCTTCGTTGTAGAGATTAATAGTGTTAACTAAAGGCATATAATGCCCTTTCTCTCTATCGTCTTTAAATTTATCTTGAGCTTTTTCCATGTCCTTACCTTCTGGGAAAACCCCAGTGTGGACAACCTGCATACCCTGTTCAGGAGTTAGAACCCCAAGCTCCATAAGTCTTGTAGCGAGCTTGGCTAAATTGTTATCATCCATAGTATCTGTTCTCGCGAAATGCGCTTTCGGCCAAGACCGAAGACCTGCCGCTTTGCAGACTCTAGCTATTTCTGGATTGATGAAATCTTCTAAAAATGAAGCTCTTGATTCTTCTAATCGCTGAAAGAAAACTTTCATTTTAACTTGAAGATCAGAGTATTTAGAATCTCCAATTAAAACATTTTGTAACCCATCTTCAATATCTTTGTTTATAACGTCATATTTTTCTGGCCCAACAACCTTCTTAATATCAGGAATAACAAAATTTGCTTTTGTCGTATAATCAGAAACCAAAACTCTACCTACGCTTTGATTTTTGAAGATTTGCTGCATTGCAGCTAAATTTTTATGATTAATCCCCCCTTTATCTGGCTCATTACCCATAGTGACAAGCAAGACTACATTTTCAATAGAGCGACTAATTGCCTGATCAATGTTTTTTAATTCTATTTTTCTATTGATATCATCAAGCACTGAATACCCCACAGGTATAGCCAAAGGCTCATAATCCTGCTTCTTGCAGAAAATAACATGAAGAAAACTTGGATCTAGTTTAATTTGAATCCTAGTCATTGCGAAACCTGTTTTAGAATTGCCAATAAGTTTTTTAGTTTCTTCTGGCAAAGAGTCATAAAACTCTTGCTCATGTTCTGTTTGAGGACTTCTCAAACGAGAAATCTCAAATGGCGTTAAAACTTTAAAATACTCATAACCACTAAAAGATATCGCGCCTTTTGTCGCTATGTCTGTTGGGTTAATTAACAAATATCTAATTGGTATTTCTTTTCGAACGCTTGCCCCATAGGTTTCAAGCATCTTTTGAGAATTCTTTAAAGGTATCTTTCCGTCCATTCGGTAAAGAAAAACATTTCCTGACCTGTAATATTCTCTAAAATATTGAGATTTTAGATCATGCATCCTGATTCTTTTGAACCACGCATTAACAAATTTTCTAGACTTTTCATTGCCTCCTTCAATATACAAATCTGAGTTAGCAAACTCAGCCAAAAGATCAATGGTTCCTCTGAAATTTGCTATGTTAAAGTAGGCTTTTTGGCAAAGCTCAATAGATTCTCTAGCGTCAGCAGAATCTGCCTCGTAATTAAAAGGTAGGATTCCATCTTGAATATTAGAAAACTTATCCCCTACTCCTCCTCTAGCGGCCCTATTTGTTCTTACTGCTGTGCGGCTAGTAGGTGCTGATAATCTAGAAGCTGCCGTAGAGCTATAAACAGAGTCTCCGATTAGTTCAGGAGTAAAGCCCTCTTCGTCTTTTATTAAATTTTCTATGGGTTGTTCATTCTTTTTGAACTTGGCCCAATATTCTGATCGTTTGGTGTATTTCCGAGGCATATAAAAGTTTACACTAAAGTTATAAAAGTTACTTTGAAACTTTTCAAATTGCAAATGGAACAAACGTGCTATCGGTTGTTTTTTCTGGAGTAGCGTTTTCTGAGTCGAAATAAACCTTCGCAAACCAATTGCCTAAAACTAAGGCAGAATAAGAGTCTTTCCTCGCTCTGTGCGGCCCTTTTTGTCTCCGTAAATTTTGAGGAAGATTAAAAGACTGCGACCCCTGTGGGTTTGCGATAACTTCAATATTGGCACATTCAGCTTTAGTAAGTTCAACAATTGACTTTTGGTGATCTATCAAATCTATCATCATAGCCCCCTTAGATGCTTTCGGGGCTTTAATATCCCATTTTAATTTTTCTATAGGTATATTTTTCTTTCTTTGCTCATTGAAGTGAGAATCAACTGCCCTAGAAGCAAATAAAATCCTTTTATGATCTATCGCCGCCTGTAACATCTCGTTGGCGTTTCTTATCCAGTTCACTGTAGGTTTTCTTAAAATACAATAGTTCCTTTCTCTTACATTATATTGATTTTTAAAGCTTAGAATATCAGAGTTCCAATTCTCTGGTTTTTCTAAGTCAACCTCGATAACACCAATTTTTATATTCTCTTGTTTAAACAAAGCACTTTCATTACAGGAGTTAATAAACTGAACACCACCATTATAGTCCCCGCAGATACCAACAATATTAAAGTGTTTTATTAAGTAAAGGAAATACTCCATATGCTGTTTAAGTGATACCCCAGCTACAGCATAACTATGAACTAAGCATATCTTTTGAGTATCTCTATCTATTTTAAACACATGCATAGCAAAATGGTCAGCACTTGTGTTCCCAGCCCAGTTGGGGTCAAAAGCCAATAAATATTCATCACTTGGATTCCCCACTACTTCTACAGCAGGAGACTCCCCGTCAGGTATTGTGCAAGCAGCCATTTTTGATAGCCTGAAATACCCATCGCTTTCGTCTATGAATTGCGCCCCAAACTCCCTCTTAAACTGCATCTCACTCATAGTAGCTTTAGCCTGTTTAAGCAGGTTTTGATCATACAACCTTGTGGGAGCGCAGTCATAACTAAGTTGCATTACTAGCCTGTAAGCTTCATCTTTAAAGTCATCCTCTTCTTCACCCTCCCCCTCTTTTACCGCCAGTCCACTTATTAAGTCTACATACTTTTTGTAGAGCTTATACATATACTCAAATTTGAATGATGGAGATGAAAGAATTATTAACTTGTTGTTAGGCCAGACGTATCTGTCCTTTTCTGTCATCTCGCCTTTGTCGATTAATTTGGATTCTAGATTATGTAATTCTTCCCTTTCTATGGGATTCTCTACCACACCAAGGAAAGGTATAATAACTTCATTAAATATCTTTTCGGGTATGGTGAGGAACTCATCTAATACAATCCTATTAAATCGAAATCCACGAAGTCTATCACCATTAGCTAACGGAAGGGCTACCGCCCTAGCCTTACCTAAAGTCAATGTCCACTGGTCAGTTCCTTTTTGTATTTTAAAGCCGCACTCTTTAATTAGGCTAGCTTCAGGTTTGTTGATTATATCCTCCATCTTTTGGAAGATTTGTTTTGATTGCCTGAATGTCCCTGCAATAACACCTATATTTGAATTAGGGTTTAGTAGACACTCAAGTAATACATAAATAGCTGTAGAGAATGTCTTCGACATACCCCGAGAAAAGACAAACATAGAATAATCAGAAACCATCATTCCCTTGATGGCCATTGCCTGAAACGGAAATAATTTAACCCCTAAAAACAACTCAGAAGTAAATGCTATATTGTTCCGTAGAAACTTATACAGCAAATACTTTGCCTCTTCTTCCTTGATACTGCCTTCTAATTCTTTTAGAACTTTATTAAGTTCCTGTGAAGAATGCTCAAGCCGATATCCTTGTTTTCCCTTTGTCCAAGACATTTACTCGTTCATCTATAAAATATTGTAAATCTGTATTCCACAATCCGTCTCCATAGTGCAGAATTAGCGGAATGATTTTTTTAGCTCCTGCTCTATTGTGTGCAAAAATGATCTGTAGGTTTTTCGGGTAATCTATAAGCAGATTGCGAACATTGTGCCACAGGTAGCCCAAGTTAGATTTGAATTTAGATTTTTTATTGTGTTCTTCTAGTTTACTAATGGTTGTCTCTGCTACTACAAACATATATGAATTAAATTGAACACACCTATCCATCTCTCTCCTGAACCTATCTATATCCTTGCCAAAGGTCTGCCTGAAATCATCCTGAGCTTTTCTATCTACAAATGTAGATGTATAGCAATCACCTCTAGCTGTATAATCCCCGAAATCTAATTTGTTAATTATAGAGTCTTTAAATTTTAACGGAGCCTTTTCTCTTGTATCAGTAAATAAAGGAATACTACTCCTATCGACCTCCCAAAAGTCTTTAGGTAATCCTGCACAAAAATGATTATCAACTCCTAGCTCATCCAAGAAACTTTTATAAGACCCCCATATTTTTTTATAATAAAAAATGCCAGCCATCTCTGACAAATCATAAAAAAGGTTAGGTGGAGAGTTTTTTATACCCTTTAACTCAAATTTTTGTTTCGCTCTCTCTCTGAGATAATTCTTGACCTCATCCTCTGGAGCCGAGTCCATCCATAACTTAAAATTATCATAACTGATAAAATTATCCCTAAAGTATTGATCGTAAGATTTAAAAGGGATTTTTTCACCCGAATACAAATCTTTTCTTTCGTAATGTTTGACGTAGTAATCACCAATAGTGAGAGCGTGAGCTTTCAGGTGCGCGTGGAAGCTCCTCTTATTATCAAACTCTTTGTTACACTCTAGGCAGGTGAATTCCATTACAATATTTCTTTTTTAGATATACCCAAAATACGAGCCTTATACTCATCCATTGTTTCAAGTCGGTCGGCTTCTTCCTCGATTAACTTGTTTTGCATTTCTGCCATCAAAATCATACGGTCGCGCTCTTCTTTCTCTTGGAAAGCCTCAACAAGCGCAGCGATACTCCCATTCTGCTCTCCTCTTGCCTTTAAACGCGCCTGACGGCTCCCGTTAAGGTCTTTCGTCAAAGATTCGATTCTTTTCTCACATTGGTTCAACTCCTCGCTGGTGGCCTTTATAAGCTCAGTAAGACGTAATGTTAAATCTCGCTCATTATCGGTGTCATTGAGCATAGTGTTCAATTTGTCGATACGTTGCTGAATATGTTTCTGTCTGACGTAGTTTGTGCAGACGGTAATATACAAATTTAACTCATCGTTTGTTAAATCTGGTTTATCCCAAACAGTTCTTACAAATTCACTCTCAAATAA